CATCAAGGCAATATTGGACCGTTGGACAGACAGCAATTGACTGCGAACAGGTCACGGTCAATCTGATTCAAACGTACCTAGGCGAACCTGGTAACCAAGCATCTGAGCCAGTACGATGCAATAAGCCAAGATCAGCTGTGATGTTGATCACTATAGCCAGAGAGATTCCGGTCGTCTCAGTGAACGGTAGACCACCGACGGCTGAAAAAATCACTGAGGCTGCGCAGATAACAGCGATAGACGCGTGGGTTTTGTTGAAGTCAATAGACCTCTTTGATCAATGGGATGAAACCGGCTTCGGTCTTGGCGTAATCGCAACGGTCGACACTCCACCGCCGCAGGGCGGGTTTCAATTGACAACAATGCAGTTGACAATGGCGATACCGTAATGCAGATTATTTGGAATTATCCAGAGCTCGATAGACTGTTGAAATCTAGAGCAGGACCTGTCGGTCGAGATCTGCATCGCAGAGGGTTGAAGGTAGCGACTGCTGCAAAGAGGCAGGTAGGCGTCCAGACCGGTGCGCTGAAAGCGTCTATAGAAGTTACTCATGGCAGAAATCCAACAGGCCAACAGGTGATGGTTGGTTCAGACCTAGACTACGCCTTAATGCACCATGAAGGAACTAGGCCGCACGTTATCATTGCTCGTCCGGAGAAACTTCTAAGATTCACCGGTAGAAACGGTGGAGTAGTCTACACTAACAGAGTGAATCATCCAGGTACTCGAGCAAACAAGTACCTAACTGACAATATGTATTTAGTTCTTGTGTGATCACGCCTACGTGTCATACAGGATAAAATACAATACGCATACGCGATTTGGACGTATCATACAAGGAGAATACAATGACCAAGTTTAAAGACTTCGGATCCCCGACGATTAGTGAAGAAAGAGAAGACGTTACGTTTTCTTTGCACGGCCAGTCCTTCGCGTGTCGGTCTGCAATTCCGGGAAAGATCATGCTTGATCTTGCAGCAATGTCTTCCGACGACGAAAACCCCGGTGCCGCTGCGAAAGCTATTGACGTCTTCTTCAAGGCCGTTCTAGCGACCGAAGACGACTACTCCAGATTCGATGGGCTGTGCAAGGACCCAGACGTAGCCATTGAAGTCGAGACCCTCTTTGAGATCGTTCAATGGCTAATGGAAACCTACGGTGAGCGCCCTACACAGCGGTCAGAGGACTGATCGACTGGAGTGTCGACCTCTGGCCGTACGTCAACGGCAAGGCTATAATTAACGGGGTATCATTACAAAATCTTGATGCGTCGCAGATGCTCGATGTTATACACTTCTTCTTTGAAGATGAATTCATGAGCATTCAAACCGGAGAGCAGGCAGAGGCCCGTGACAAGGCAAGAGAGATTCTCTACTCTACGTTCTACAATAGAGAATACAAGCACAGTACCTCTAGACCGTCAAGCTCTAGTTACGGCATGCTTGACAGTGAACTTGAGATAGAAGACATCCCAGAGCCGATTGACCCGTTTAAGAAATCAAGAGAGACAAAGCCATACATCCCTCCCACCCGTATGAGCTCGAACGCTAAGGACCCATTTGCGGGGGTATTAGACTCGCCATTAGGGTAGTAGAAGTTGGTATAGAATATCAATGACTACATAGCATGACAGAAGGAGGTGATTGACGTGGCCGTCATCGGGTCTGCGCATATTGTCGTAAAAGCGATAACAACAGGCTTCCAACGGGACGTCAAAAAAGCCCTCCAAGACATGAGGCCATCCTTAGAAAAGGAAGGTCAGCAGTCAGCCAAATCTTTTTCTAAAGGGTTTAAAGACCAGTCGGAAAAATCCTTAAGTAACTTCAAGCCGCTTCGCGGCACGAAGGAAAACTTTGAAATAGCTGGGCAGTCTTCTGCTAGAGCCTTTGCGACATCTTTTAAGCGTCAGAGCAGCGATTCACTTGAAAACTTCAATCCGTTTAGAGGTAAGCAGGCTCAGTTCAGAGACAGTGGCCAGCAGGCGGGGACAGCGTTTGGCTCTGGTCTAAAGAAACAGATCAGAGAGTCGTTAACAGATCTCGACAGCACGTTTGATCGCGGTGGAAAACGCGCTGGTAAGGCGTTCGGAAAATCATTTAAGCAAGAGACCGCGGACTCACTTGCAAGCTTCGACCCGACACGCGGGACACGTAGCACGTATTCTGCCGCTGGGCGCAGAGCAAGTGCAGCGTTTGCCGCTGACTTCAAGAAAGACATTCGTCTTGCGCTGAAGGATCTTGAGGACGATTTTTACAAGGCTGGGCAAAAAGGCGGAAAACGATTCCAGCAAGGTTTTAGAGACGAAACAAGATCGTTTAAGAAATACTTCTCGGGTCTATTCGATAGAGACGGTGGCGAAGGCGGGATCGGCAGATTCCTGTCGTCACTAACTCCTAAGTTTGGCAATTTTAGACAGGCTGCTCTACAAGCCAACGACGCGTTCTTTAGAATGGTCACGACAGGCTATTTTGTTGGTCCATTGGTCGGGCAGCTTGTGGGCTCAATATCTGCTCTTGTTTCTGGTCTGTTTGCTCTTGGTTCCGCGGTTGGTGCCGCGATACCTTCTCTTATTGTTTTGCCTGGGATCTTTGCCGCGATTGGTCAGGCGGCACTTACGCTTAAGCTCGCGTTTAGTGGCATCGGCGAGGCTGTAAAACAGTACACGAAAACGACAGGTGGAGCCGCTGACAACGCAAAGCGCATTGAGCAGGCTGAACGAAGACTCGCCCAGGTTCTTGAGACAAACAGAGAGCGTCTAGTTCAAGCCGACAAGAATCTTGAAAGAGCGGAACGCGATTTGACAGAGGCTCGCGTTGAAGCCGCTGAAAGTCTACAGCAGCTCAACTTTGACGCGGAGGACGCGGCATTAAGCGAAAAACGTGCTGCAATTCAGCTCGAGAAAGCTAGAGAGGCGCTTGCTCGAGTACAGGACCTGCCGCCAAACTCAAGAGCACGGCGCGAGGCAGAGCTTGCGTACGCTGAGGCGGATCTCAATCTTCGTCGCGCGAAGGACAGAAACGCCGATCTTGCTAAGGAAACCGAAGAAGCGAATCAAAAAGGTGTTGAAGGCTCCGATCAGGTTGTTGCCGCAACCGAGCGAGTTCAAGACGCGATTGACTCTAAAGCCAGAGCAGAGCGCGACGCTCTTCGCGCACAAACTGACGCTGAAGAAGCCCTGCAGGCAGCACGTGAAGGCGGAGCTGGCGCAGGTGGCGGCAATCTAGATAAACTGTCTGAAGAGGCTAAGAATTTTGCTAAGTTTATTGCAGAAGTTCTTATACCGGAAATAGACAAATTGAAGCAGGCCGCAGGCGAAGAGCTATTCGGCCCAATGGAGACAGCTCTTCGCAATCTAATTGACGGTGGCTTCTTCGAGGTTCTACAGGACATTTTGCGCGACACAGGCGCAGCTCTTGGAGTCGCTGCTATCGATCTTTCAGAGTTTATAGCTTCTGCAGAGAATCTTACGAGACTAGAAAAACTCGGAGAAACGAACGTCTATGTTATTGAAAGACTCGGGATTGTTTTTGGCAATCTTTATGAGTCAATGCTCATTGTTCTTAACGCGGCGGATCCGCTGATTAGAAGATTCACCGACTGGATTGTCGCTGTCACTGAAGGCTGGACAGAAACTCTTCGGGTCAAGGAAGAAACCGGCGAGCTGACGGAGACGTTTAACCGCGCTGGTGACGTTGCAGCGCAGCTTGGCAGAATCTTTGGCAACCTGTGGGGCGCGATAAGAAACATTGGCAGCGCAGCGTCTGGCCCTGGTAGCGGCGGGCAGATGCTTCTTGACATGTTCGAAGACTCCACGGCAAGGTTCGAGGAATTTACTGCTGAGATTTCAGAAAACGGGAAGCTGCAGCAGTATTTCGTCGAGGTCGCTGAAAACTTTGGGGCTATCAGCAGCGCGCTTGTCGGGATCACGGCAGCGTTCTTGAAACTGGCAGACAATCCCGCGATCGGCGAGTTCTGGAACAGCATTACAGAATCCGGAGTGCTCGATGTCTTAACTGAGATATTTGATATTCTTATTGAAGCGTCTGTTTTCTTAGTGCCGTTCGGTGTCGAGGTCGCTGAGCTTATACGAAACTTTACAGAGACGGGTTCTATACAAACGTTCTTTGGTGTTCTTACCGACGCTCTTAGCGTTGTCAATGATTTTCTGTCACAGCCTTTGGTGCAGAAAATTCTTCTTCAAACTGCCGCGTTCCTCGGCGCCGTGAAGGCGCTGACATTGTTGTCTAAGATTGGCGCGTTTGTTGGTAAGGTAATTGCTGGGTACTTCATCAAGTTCGCTGGCATACTCGGCAAACTCGGCAAAGTGTTTCTTTTCATCGGCAAACTTGCTACAGGCAAGGTCGGTTTGGGCGCGTTTGCTGTTGGCGGTGCAATTGTTGTCGGGATCGCCGCTGTTGTTGCTGCGTTCGTTGGAATGTGGAAGTACAGCGAGAAGTTTAGAGAAGCTATTAAGAAACTTATCGGTGCTGTTTTAGTAAGTCTAATAAAGTCGTTTTACAGAATTAAAGACGCTATTGACAGCGCACTTGAACCGTTGGGCGGTATGTCAGGAGCTGCTGACGGTCTTAAGAAAACACTAAAAGCTCTTGGTGATTTCATCGGGACGTACATTGTTCCGATAATTCAAAGGGTGCTAGTCTTCGCTATTCAACAGATTACCGATAAAATTGTGTTCTTTATAGGAATTGTCTCTGGCATCATTCAAGCCTTCCAGGGAGTGTGGGAATTTGTTCAAGGAATATTCGCGCTGTTTAGAGGTGACTGGCAGGCCGTGTCCGATCACTTCGGTGCGGCACTTGAAAAAATGTGGGGCGCAATACAGACAATATTCTCCGCTATATTAAACTTCATCGTTGACACAATTCAAGCGATCCTCGACGCGATTCTCCCATGGGACGTAGACATACGCGCAATATTCCAAGCTATAGGTGACTTCATATCAGCGGTGTGGGGCGCGATATGGACGGTTCTAGAGCCAATTCTTGCCGTTGTTATGGAGGCTTTCTCAATAGCAATCGATCTATTTATCGGCTACTTCAACCTATTAAAGACCGTATACACTGCTGTTTTTGAAGCTATGTGGACGGTCTTGGAGCCAATCTGGGAAATTATTAAAACCGCATTCCAGGTTGGTATTGATCTAATCACGACGCTGTTTACCAATCTCGGCATCTCAATTGGTGTTGTGTGGGACGGGATAAAGGCAGCGTTTAATATCGTATGGGACGCGATCAAACTTGCAATTGATACCGGAATCGCTGTAGCTACAACGCTATTCGAAGGTTTTGGTATCGCAGTGGGAGCTGTTTGGGACGGCATCAAAACTGCATTTACTACAGTCTGGGACTTTATTTCATCTACGGTTGGAACCATTGGCGATATCTTTTCAACGGCGTTTGGTG